AAATAGGCGAGTCGCCAATACTGGCAAACTTATCGCCTATTTGAACATTATCTAACGGTTCTTTCTTGTCATTTAAAACTTTAGCTTTAGCTTCTGTTTGAGTAGCAGGATATCGACTTGTGCCATGTTCAATTGCTCGATAGTCTAGGAACTCTCCAGAAGCAGTTTTGATATAAGTTTCTTTGATTACATTAGCCATATCTAAGGATTGCTGACCCATAACTAATGCAGCAGGAGCTAAAGCGTCATAGATTATTGAACCCTCACGCTTGTCAATGTTATCAGGCACAACATCAAGCATTTTTCTTAAAAAATAGTCATAATCTTTATTTTGGAATTCAGTAATTAGTTCATTTGGACTCACTTAATGCTTACCTCGCTTTCTATTGGTATATTTCCATAACTTGTTTGACATTCTCCAGTAAGAGTTAAAGTATTGGGGCTTGTTTCGTTGATACAAGTAATATCAACTTTGATTACACGTTCATCAGCTAATAGTGCTTCTTTGACCATTCGCTCAGCTTCAACTTTGGAATAGCCTAAGTCTTTTCCCAGTAAATCGTTTAAATCATTACCATATTGATCTGTATAAATCGGAAAAACAAAACGTTCTGTTTTTAGGATCTTATCTACAGCTTGAACCATAGCACCTAAGCCATCAAACTTATTCCGTATTCTGCCGTTAGCAATCTGAAAGGTTAGTGTTGGATTTTGATTTTCTTCATTATCCAAATTAACCACCCTCTCTCTCAAATAAGTAGAATTGTTGACCGCCATCAGCACGGATCATAGTTACCTTATCTCCAACTCTTAGGGAATTATCAAAAGTAAAAGTAGCGGGTTTAGTGGTCTTTTCAGTTTTAGGCTTTTCTCCGTCTTTGCCTTTCTTTTCTTCTGTAGTCGTCAAACTACCACTCATTGAAAAGCTTCCAATGTGCTTTCCCAATACAATGAAATTATCGTCAATAATCATTGAGTTAGAAATTTGTACCCTTAAAGGAGAAGCACTGATAACACGACCATAGATAACATCGGAATACTCAGAATCACTACCGCCCCGTTCCGTCAACATTTTTATAAGCTGTTCTCCTGCCATTTTGTACCTACTTTCATTTCTAAGCTACAAGTGTAATCAGTACCAAAGTTATGTGTTGCTTTCAAAATAGGGCAATTAGTCCAAGTTTTACCGAAGTCTTTAATTTTGACGTTAGCACCAGCACCTGCAATTAGAGAAGTATCGCCCATACAATCAAGCGTTAGCTTTCTTTCTGAAACATTACGTTTCTTCAACTCGTCATTAGCTTGCTGAACCATTTGTGCCCAGTTAGCTTTGTTCTTGGCATTGACTACCTTAACAATCTGACCCCAAGTTCTAATCGTATTTCCTCTAGCAGAAGCAATCGTAAAACTCGTAGTAGCTGGATCATCTCCAGTGTCAGAAGTAGCAGTTGCTGTCTTAGTCTGCGAGTTATCAGTGTTCTTCTGAACTACTTGAACCACGTTAGCAGCATTATCAATACTTTCTGAGTAAGTGTAATCGGTCATCGTGTTTTGAGTATCAATAACTAAAAGAGTTCTTGTAGGAATAGGCGCTCTCCTAAGTTCGATATACATATGATTAGCAACAATGCAGTACATCTCGCCAGTGGCAGAGTATGTCTTGTCAATTGCACTCTTAATCATGTCAAAGCCAGTTTTTCCATCACAAACTTCCGCAGGCACTCTGTAAGTTGGTTGCTCACGGATATTGAAAGGAACACCAAAACGGCGACAAACATTGCTATATCTATCTCCAAGAGTTCCTGATTGAAAGACGACTGAACCTTCACTTTTTAGATATCTTTCAAAATCGTAAGCTTTAACACTTACAGTAGTGTCTGATGTACATTCTGCACTAAACACAAAACCCCAGAAAATATCTTTATTATCCCAAGCAAAGTCTACAATTGCTCCCATTGCTGGGATTATTGGATCTTTGCCGTTCACGATATCAAAGGTTAATTCTCCAGCGGAATAATTTAAATCAGTTACCCACTTAAGATTTTTAACCATGTCCTTGATTTCGACACCAATTCTAGCGCCACCATTATCGTGCTTTAGAATTTGAAGTTTTGTAATCATGCTAATCTCACTTCACTCTGTCTAACCCAGCCCCGAGGTCCGCCATTTACTAATGCAACGTGAATTGGGAATGGGTGACCCGGTGCTAAATAAGTAATGCGTCTTCTTACGTTATTCTCATATACACCCGGTGCACTTCCGTAGCTATCCAACCGTAAGCGACCATTCACAATCACAATTGAACCAATACCCAACTTCTTAGGAGGAGCTGGTCTTGGTTTAGGTTTAGGAGGAGCTGGAACATTAACTTTATGGTACTTAACTTCTCTATACTGCTTTAAGCCCAAAGTATAAGCATATTCATCTGCAAATCCGCTCTTAAAGCCATATTCAAAACTAGAAATCGTCATAGTTACACTAATTTGAGTGGAACTGACAACTAATTGAACATGATGTTTATTAGCTTGAATATTCTTAAGCCAATTAATGTATTCATCAGGCTTCAAAAGTTTATCTGAACTAACCCAAGAATTATGTTTTTTAGGAAAAACACTATCAATCGAAAGAGATACCAATTTCATGTTACCTACTCGGTTAATCTCTCCCAAGTTCACAATAGTTTCTGATTTATCATCAGTTTCATATTTCAAAGTTAATTCTGACGGGTTGACAGGCAATTCAACCGTTCGGTTGGTTGAATAATCAGTGATATAAACACCAAAGCCATTGACCGGCATATTAACCACCTCCTAGAGCTTTATTACGTCTATCAATAATCTTTTGATCGATTTTATCTAAAATCTTGTCTACGTCTGCATCTGGATCACCAGAAGCATTAATGACAATAGCACCTTTATCAATTTGAACTTGAGTACTATTGTCTGTTTGGCTATTGCTATTGTTATTAGTCAACACTGAATTTGGAGTAATTGAGCCAGATGTTACCGTATCGCTACCAACTGAACTAGAAGAAACTGCTCCTTGACCGAAAATGCCAATATTAGCTCTTGATCCATCAAGTCCAGTAATTGCGCCAGCAACATTGCTAATTGCGCCTAATGCTCTATTAAATCCATCTGCTAGTAAATCTCCCGGATTTATGCCACTTAATCCAATAGGATCTAAAGTTGGCGCCATTCCAGAAGCTGCATCTACAACACCTTGCGCCATACTTGCCGAAGCATCAGCAGCCGCACCTGCATCTCTGTTTAGTCCAATGATTAAACCTTGATCGACCCAGCGACCATATTGTCTAAATAGACGAGATGGAGAACCAATGTGAAGCACGCTTTTAGCAGCACTTACCACTTTGCTTGCTACACTTTGCACTGCACTAACAGCGGCTCCAATCATGGATTTAATACCATTGACTAACCCTTGAATTAACTGTCTACCGACAGAAACTAAGGCATTTCCAAAACTTCTAGCAGCATTCACAGCATTAGAAATTCCACTTCTTACAGCACTTACTACTCCACTCATTGCGCTAGTGATTGCTGAAACCATCATTGCACCAGCTGCAATAAATAAAGACGCCATAATCATTACAGAAGCTCCAACAGCTACTAAGGCACTAGAAACAGCCATAGCCGCAGCAGCTACTATCATTAATCCAGCACCTAGCATAATCGCAGCAGCAGCTAATAACATCAATCCAATAGCAGCTATCATTGCCATTGGTCCAACTAAGACTAAAGCTACAGCTAAAAGCATCAATCCGATTGCTGATACCATAGCCGTGACCATAATCATCATTAAAGCAACTGACATCAACATCAAACCAACTGCGGCAACAATACCCATTGCAGCGACTAAGACAAGTGCCACACCAAATAAGAGCATTCCAACTGCTGCGATAATTACCATTACAGCAACTAGAGCAATTGCAACTCCTAAAAGTAAGACACCAACTGCGGCAATTAAAGCAGTAATTCCGACTAATGCTAAACCAACCGCAAAAATTAGCGCTCCAACACCTGCTGCAACTAAACCAACAGCAAGAACTACTAAAGCAACTCCTAAAAGAAGCACTCCAACAGCTCCAACTATTGCAGCTAAACCAAATACAGCAATCGCACCAGCTAAAGCAAGTAAGCCAACTGCTGCACTAGTTCCATATTCTGAAATAGTAGGTAGTTGAGTAGCCAAAAGAGCAATACCAGCACTTGCAACTAAAACAGCAACAGCAATTAAGAGCAAAGCAGCTGCAAAAATAGCAAAGCCGACCGCTCCACCAATCAACGCTGGTCCTAAGAACCGGACTAAAACTACCAAGACGGCAATAGCAGCAATCATTCCAAAGAACGTTGCTATAGCACCGCCTCCTGCACTAGAAATCTGAGTAGCTGCATCGGCTAGTAACTTAAATCCAGCACCAACCATTAACGCACCAGCACCAACTAAGGCAAATGCTGCACCAAGTTTCATATATGCACCAGCATTACTTAAAATTTTGCCCGGCTTAGTCATTTTGGGCGACTCAATTTCAGGAGCTTTGATCTTCTTAGCATTCTTAAAGCCTTTAAAGAAGTCTGCAATACCTTTTGCATAATTAGAAATGCGTCCCAAAGCCTTTAAAATTATGAAAGCAGTTGTCAATTTTACTAAAGCATTAGCAAGATGTTGTATTGTATCTGGATCTAATTTATTCAATTCTTTAAGACCAATGACGATTGCTTCAAAAGTTAACCCTCTCAAACCACCCTTTAAGATAATGAATGCTTGGGCCAAACTAGAAAGAGTTTCAGGGCTTAAATTACCAATTGCTTCTGCAATTGCACCAATTCCTTTTGCTAATCCGCTTAAAGCACCTCCAGAAAGTTCTCCTAGTTGTTTAAAAAAGCTCTTTCCACCTTTAACTTGATCCATAGAATTGACTAAATTTTCAAAAGCATCTCTGATAGAGTCAATAGTTCCTTTAATTGCATTTGGGACTTTAAACTCTTCAAAGCCTTTTTTGAAATCATCAAAGCCAGTTTTCAACTCTTCAAAAGCTGGCTCAAATTTCTTAATACCGTTTAAAAGTCCATCACCAATTTTTTCAAAATTAACTTTACTTAAAGCATCTGAAAGTTGATTTACCGCTTGAATACCAATTTGGCTAACTTTTCCCCAAGTTTTTAGCAAGCCATTAGTAATTTGCTCTTTTAATCCTTGTACAGCGTCCCCAATTGTTTTATATTGAGTCGCCATTTTGGAAAAGTTAGCATTAGTTCCCGTTTTGGCTACGGCATTAAAGAAATCTTCAGTTTTAATTTTTCCATCTTGAATTTTAGAAATTAAATCAGTTAGACTCATACCCATTGTTTTAGCAACGGCAGCCATACCGGCAGGCGTTTGCTGAACCATTAGTTTAAAATCTTCCCATTGTACTTTAGGCTTCGCAGCCATTTGAGTTGCTTGTTCAGATAGAGTCTTCATGGCTTGCGCTGGATTAGTTGCAGCTGCAGCAAGTCCACCAAAACCTTTGACCAATGTAGTAGTATTTTTTGTACCAACAGCGGCTAATTGTGAATAGGTGCTTGACATGTCAGCAGCACCATAAATTGTCTGCTCAGCAAATCTTTGTAATTCATTCTTAGCTTTTGAAATTTCAGCAGGAGATTTACCAATTTGACGCATATTTCCCTCAAATGTCGTCCACGATGTTTGAGCTTCATTAAGTTCTCCAATCATAGAGCGAATTCCAGTACTGGCAAGTTCCATCCCCTTGTTGATTGCTCCACCAACAACAGTACCGCCAACCATTGATTTGAACATGCTACCGCCACTAGAACCGCCAGAAATAGCTTCTTTTAATCTGCTCATACCACTTTGCGCTTTTTGCAAACCACTAGACAGGCGATCTAATGGGTTACTAAAAGCGTCATTAATCTTAACAGTGGTGCTAATTGTACTCATTTACTACCTCCTTTCTTTCCTGAATGTAAAAAAAGAGGCTAAGCCTTAAATATGCTTAGACCTAGCCTTTCTTTTTGCTTTTCTCTCTTCTTCTTTTTCGTATTTTTGTCGTACTTCAATTGAAGCAACGACTAAAGCCTGCTCACGTCTTGACATCTCCGCCCATTGTTTAGGCGTCCAGTGATATTCATTAAGAACATAGTGATAAA